TCTTCATTCGCCTTCTTTGACAGCGGATACAAGTACATGTATGACAGGTTCAATAACAAGTTCCGCTTCATTCCTGCCAACGGAGACGTTGCTGGTCTGATGGTTAGAACTGAGATCGATCAGTTCCCCTGGTATTCACCTGCTGGTCAGCAAAGAGGTGTCCTTAACAACGCCACCAAACTTGCTTTCAACCCCAATAAGGCACAAAGAGACTCCCTGTATGAAGCAAGAGTCAACTCTATCGTCACATTACCAGGAACTGGCACCGTTCTTTACGGTGATAAGACTGGACTGAACTTCGCTTCCGCGTTCGATAGAATCAACGTTCGTCGCCTCTTCCTCACAGTTGAAAAGGCACTTGAAGGACTCGCAAACGAGCAACTCTTTGAGTTCAACGATGAGATCACAAGATCTTCCTTCACAAACGCTGTTGAACCCTTCCTCCGCGATGTTCAAGCGAAGAGAGGTTTGGTTGACTTCCGAGTCATCTGTGATAGTTCTAACAACACTCCTGACGTTGTTGACAATAATGAGTTCCGGGCAGATATCTTCCTGAAACCCACTAAGTCTATTAACTATGTCACTCTTACATTTGTTGCCACACGAACTGGTGTTGCATTTGAAGAAGTTACAGGCAGAGTTTGATAATAGTATTAAATAAACAAGGAGGCAACAACTAATGGCAAACTTAAGAACGATCACTAACTTTAAATCCGCCCTCAGAGGGGGCGGTGCCCGTCCTAATCTATTTGAGGTTGACATCACCGGTTGGCCTGGTGGTGAAAATATGGGTGACTTTAATAATGATTCTAAGGAAGAGTTTCAGTTCCTCTGTAAGGCTGCAGCACTCCCTGCTTCCAACATTACTCCCATTGAAATTCCTTTTAGAGGTAGAACACTCAAAGTTGCTGGTGACAGAACCTTTGATACTTGGAATATCACCATCATCAATGATGAAAACTTCAGACTTAGAAGTAAGTTTGAGCAGTGGATGAATGGTATCAACAAACTCAGCGATGGTTCTGGTGCTACTGCTCCCGGATCTTACATGGGTAATGCGGTTGTTCATCAACTTGGTAGAGGTGCTAACCAAGGAAGGAATGCTACCACTAACTCTGGTGGTGGAGACGGAAGTGCTGGACGTAGTGACATCACACCTCTTAGAACTTACTACTTCAGTGATATTTTCCCCACTGAAATTTCTGAGATTGGATTGTCTTACGATACCACTGATACTATTGAAGAGTTCTCCGTAACTTTCCAAGTTCAGTATTGGGTTGCTGGTACAAACAGCACTAACGGCGGTCCTTCTGATCAACGCAATCTTGTGACCCGATAAATAGTCCAATAAAAGGACTGTTAGATAGTCATGGCAAAGTTATTTGGGTTCTCGATTGAGGACACCGATAAGACTCCACCTAGTGTAGTGTCCCCCGTTCCTCAGAACAATGAGGACGGGGTTGACCACTATTTGACTAGTGGGTTTTTTGGTTCTTATGTTGATATCGAAGGTGTATACAAAACTGAGTTTGATCTCATCAAACGATATCGTGAAATGTCACTTCATCCCGAATGTGACAGTGCCATTGAGGATATCGTAAATGAAGCAATTGTTGCTGACACCAACGAGTCTCCAGTAGAAATAGAACTTTCAAACTTGAATGCTAGTGATGGCATCAAGAAAAAGATTAGAGAAGAGTTTAAATACATCCTTTCGTTATTAGATTTTGATAAAAAGGCGCACGAAATCTATAGGAATTGGTACATTGACGGCAGACTTTATTATCATAAAGTCATCGATATGAAAAACCCTCAAGAGGGTATTCAAGAATTACGTTATATTGACGCAATGAAAATGCGTTATATACGTCAACAAAAGAAAAAACCAAATGACCAGGTAAGGTTAAGCAACCTTGGAAAGGCATCTGATAATCCAATGGATTATGAGTTTCCTGAAATTGAGGAATATTTCCTCTACAACCCCAAGTCAGGATATCCTACTGGAAACCCAGGTGCAATGGGTGGTTCAGCAGGAATCAAGATGGCAAAAGATTCCATCACCTATTGTTCCTCTGGTTTAGTAGACCGTAACAAAGGATCAACCCTTTCGTATCTTCACAAGGCAATCAAATCACTCAATCAACTCAGAATGATTGAGGATAGTCTGGTTATTTACAGACTATCAAGAGCACCTGAGCGTAGAATCTTCTACATTGATGTGGGTAACCTGCCCAAAGTTAAGGCAGAACAATATCTGCGCGATGTTATGAATAGATATCGTAACAAACTTGTTTATGATGCTAACACTGGAGAGATTCGTGATGACAAAAAATACATGTCGATGCTTGAAGACTTCTGGCTTCCCAGGCGTGAAGGCGGAAGAGGAACCGAAATCTCCACTCTGCCTGGCGGACAAAACCTGGGCGAAATCACTGATATTGAATATTTTAAAAAGAAACTCTACAAGTCGCTTAATGTTCCTATCTCCAGAATTGAAGGAGATGGTGGGTTTAACCTGGGGAGATCTTCTGAAATCCTGAGAGATGAAGTCAAGTTCAGTAAGTTTGTTGGTCGTTTAAGAAAGAGATTCTCACGCATGTTCCACGATATGCTGAGAACCCAACTTCTTCTTAAGAACATCATCACCCCCGAAGATTGGGACATCATGGGTGAGTTCATTCAATATGACTTCCTGTATGATAACCACTTCGCTGAACTGAAAGAAGCAGAGTTGATGAATGAAAGACTTACTCTTGCTCAGGCAGCAGAACCTTACGTTGGTAAGTATTACTCTCAAGATTACTTGAGAAGAAAGGTTCTCCGTCAGACTGATCAAGAGATCTTGGAACAGGATGAACTCATTGATAAGGAAATAAAGGCAGGTATTATCCCTGATCCTGCAACTATTGACCCAGAAACGGGTCAACCTCTCCAACCCGAAGCGAATGATGACTTAGGAAAACCAGTTATGGAACCAGAAACAGATGGTTCAGCAACTGAAGCACCTGAACTACCCAAGGGTGGGGAAATATAAATAAAACATAGTAGGTATTGACTATTCACATGGATGAGCTTATGGATATGATGATATCCGATGAATCACCGTCGCAAATCAGCGACAAGATCAAGGATATTCTTTTTGCTAAGTCTGCTGAAAGGATTGATGCATTTCGTCCTTCAATAGCAAATGCTGTTTTTGACGGTGAAGACATTGAAGTAGATGACGAAGAGGAAACTCTGGAAGTCACTGATGAGTTAGAAACCGAAGACGAAACCGAAGAGGAGTCTGAATAATGGCACATCGTACAGTTGGTGCTGGTCAAAGTGTAACAGTTTCTGGTGCTGGTGGTGCTAGTGATGCTATCACTGTTAAGTCGAATAACATTCGTATTAACACGAGAGGTGTTGATGCTCATGTAGCAATTGGCACTGGAACAACTTGTACCCAAACTGAATATTTTATTGCTGATGGTTCTGCTGCTACTTTAGCACTCACTAAAGCATCTCAAAAGGTCATCAGTGTTGAGTCTTTAGCAGGTGGTAAGACACGCATTACCTGTCCTGAAGGAACTCAAATGCCTTTTGCCGTTGGCAACTGTGTGTCTCTTGAAGTTGGAACAGCAGATAGTAACTGGGCAACAGTTATAACTCACGTTGGAGTTGACTCTGTTGATCAAACTGCTAGTTTCGATGGGTTTCATCAAACTAGACTCGTAGTTTCTGCTGACACAAGTGGAATTTCTACAGACTTTTCTGACAGAGATGCTACTTTATTCAACTCAGTTAAAGTGGCATCAGTCACAACTGGAGATGCTGGATCACTCTTCGTTCAACAAGTACAAATCACCGGACAAGCCTGATGAAACTTATCAGAGAGGAAATCGAATCCGTCGAATTCATTGTAGAATCTAAAGGCGGTAAAAAACAACTTTATATTGAGGGAGTATTCCTTCAGGGAAACATCAAAAACCGTAACGGTAGAATGTATCCCATGGAGACACTTCGTCGCGAAGTTGGTAGATACAACGAAAACCA